GCTATCAAGGCGGCGAAAGCTGATGCTGATAAGCACCTGAAGGCGTTAACAGAAGCACAATCGACTATCGAAACCTTACAGGCTACTCGCGATGCGGCTGTCACGGAACTCACGACAGCACGGCGTGAACTGGCTATCGAGAAGGCGTTACGGGCGGCGGGCTTGCCTGCGCTCTACGAGAACGATGTGCGTAAGCGGTTGACCGGACTGCCGGAAACCGAATGGTTAGAGGTGATTAACACCGAAAAGAAAAAAGCCAAGCGCACCGGAGCCGCCGCGCTTCCCGTCGTCACGGGGGCAGGGCAGCAGGTGGCACAACCGATCACGGTTATGGCTTCGCGTGATCCGAAAACGGCGTTTCGTGAAGCGTTGGCACGCGTGCAGTCACCAGAGGAACTTCAACATCTACTTGGACAATAGGAGAAAATAACATGACTGTAACCGCATCAAATGCGACTACAAACGTCCCTTTTGCATCTGACGATACCTATGTATTCGGAAACCCGAATGCAACCACCAATATCATCAATCCCGGTGATTATGTGGCATGGTCAGGCAGCGGCATTATGGCAACCGAAGACGCTAACGCGTGGTACAAGGTATCAGGCGCAGGTATCGCACTCGACCGCAACCCTGCTATCGACCGCGCAGGTCGCACCGTTGTCAACTCGGCGCTGATTATCCAGACACGCGGGTTATTCCTCGTTTCCGCTTCGTTCAGCGGTCGTCCTTTGCTTGGTGTCCACGCTTACCCGGTCACAACCGGCTCCGGCGTGAACGTAGCAACCGGCGTCACGGGCGTAGCTGCGACATGGAATACTGCCGCACCGATCCAGATTAGCGCGAACCCAACCGGCGGCACGCCTTCCGGTGTGGCGCAGGTTATCGCGTCGTATCCGTCTAGCGGTTTGGCTGGCACGGGTCAACTACTCATCCGCCTTATGCCACCCGGCCCATCATTCTACTAGGAGATACACACCATGCAACTCGAAAATCGCGAAATCAAGACGACTACCGTTTTCAAGGTGTTGGATGCTCAGTCGGGGCGCATTGAGGAAGTTAAGCAGGATAAACCCCAACGCTTGACCGAAGACATGCTGCCATTTCCCCGTGACGGTCGCGGGCGGATCACCGTTGACCCCGAAAAAGTTGACCTGACCGAAGCCGAACTTTCAACCTACAACTTCCCTGACGCGCTGCGTTCAGGCTTGCAAGTTGACTTGTTCACCAGCTACAACGAAACCCCGACCACTTACCAGACATGGTGTCGGATGGTCAACAGCGACAAACAGCAGGAAGAATACCTGTTTGACAGCGCGATTGGCTTGCCGCCAGTGGTGTTGGAAGGTCAACCGTATCAGGAAGTCGGGACGGATTTCGACAGCGGCTTGATTATCAAGAATTACAAGCGCGGTATGATTATCCCCGTCACCGAAGAAATGCAACGGTTTGACCAAGTGAACAAGGTTCGTGAAATCCCCGACCTGTTGGGACGTGCTATGCGTCGTGGTGAAGAGCAAGACGCGATGAACGTCATCACCACAACCGGCAACTATACCCGCACGACTGCCGATAACGACGAAGGCAACAATCATGCTAACGTTACGTTCTCGGCAACCGGTTTGATTACCGCGTTCAATACGCTGCGAACCATGTTCGACAAGCGTACTCACGTTTATCTGAACGTGAACCCAAACACGTTGATTGTCGGGCCTAAACTGTGGTGGGCAGCTAATCAGTTGATTAACGGTTCAGTAGGCGTCCGTCAGGGTGGAAACACCACGAACGAAGTCTACGGAACAAGCAATATCAACTCGTTCTTTAATTCGGTGCAAACGATCATCGTGAGCCCTGAATTTAGCTCATCCTACGGTTGGGCATTGATGGAAGCCGGACGCGCGGTGACTTTCCAACGCGTCGAAGGAATGACACTGTTGTTTGCCGGTAAGGATGCGAGCTCTGATCCTTACATGATGCGTGACGTTCTCAAGTACCGCGTTCGTAACTGGTACGGCGTGGGAATGAGGGACGACAGGTTCGCATTTTTGTCAACCAGCAGCACGGCTCCCGTAGTCGCTTAGTTTTAGCAGTAAGGGGCGGGTCACACCGCCCCTCTCAAGAAAGGTAAACGATGGATAACAAAACTGCACTTGAACGAACGATCGCGCTGTGCGAGCAAGCGGTGAACGAAAAGAACGCAGGCAACCCGGCGCTGCTTAAGCGTATTGGTAGCAACAGTGGACTACAGACATTCTTTGCGAACGCTTTTAGTATCCACAGCGTACAGTACAGCCAATTTGACCGCCAGTTTCCGACACAATGGAAAGAAATAGTCGGTTTCTGGGAAGCCGTAGACATAGAAGAGTCAGCAGCGCAAGCCGCAACCGAGAAGGTGGACAGCATCGAAGCGCGCTTAGGCAAGCTCGAAACCCTGCTGACTTCGTTCATCGAAAGCCAGAAACCTGCGCCCGTCGCTGACGAGAAGCCTGCTAAGAAAGCGGCTAAAAAAGCGGCTAAGGTTGAGGAAGACGTAACCGAAGAAACCACCGAGGCGGACGCCGAAAGCGAGGCGTAACATGGCAAACGTTTACAGCAACCCCGCTGGTTTTCTGCTGTCTGGCACGACTGCCAGCGGTGCAGGCGTGGTAATGGATACCCGCAAGACAACCAATTATGGGTATCTGGAATATGCAACCTATTCACCATCGGCTATCCTCAAGTTAGAGGCGAGCCACGACGGTACAGGATGGCTTCCTGTTATCACTGTCACCGGTACACCGACATCGGGAACGGCACAAATTAGCGCTTATTACCCATACGTGCGCGGCGTGTTCGTGACTGGCTATTCGACAACGGGCAGCGCGGTTATGTATTATCAACCGGGGTTAAGTGTATAATGGCACTCACTGATCTGCAAAAGATACGCACTAAAATTCAAGATGTCCCGATTGCCGTGAACGCGACGTTATACGGTGACGGAACCGCGAACACGTTCCTATTGCAGCATCAAAACGTTTTCAACGCCGGGGCATACGTTCCCGGCGCAGGCGCAACGTCGTGGAGCGCAACGGGCGCGGCGTTCGATCCGTCGGGTGTTGTAATCTTTGCAGGCGTGATTAGCGCGAACTCCGCTTTCAACGTGCGCTATCAACATACAACGTATTCAGACGATGAAATCCAGAACTTCCTTGACGCAGGCGGCACAATACTCGGCGCGTCTTTAGAAGCGATTGAGTCATTGATGTTCGATGCAATCAAGCGGGCGCGATGGATGGCATCAGACGGCACACAATACGATGATACCAGCGCCCAAAGTCACCTCGCCAAGATGCACGAGATTTTAAGCGCACAAGTGGAAGCTGAAAGCGCAACGGCGGGCGGCTTCGGTAGTTGGTCGCTTAATCAGGCGGATATGTAATTATGCCCTACCGTAACCCACAAATCCCGCGCCTTGCCGAGCAAACCGAACAGGTGATGAAATACGCCGGTTTCACGGCCACATGGCGGCAGTATATCAGCGCGTCCGCTGGCGTCTCGGTAGCCGGTTTCGGCAGCGCGATCAGCTACCGCGAACAAACGATTACGGCGGTTCTCGGTTCACTCATGGGGAACGTAGTGACGCCGAATATCCAACGGCAAACGACGATGGGGCAAACGGAAGCGGGGACGCTGCGTATCCTGACCAAGCAGCCGTTATCCGATAAAGACGAGTTCATTTGGCGGGGTGTGCGCTATCGCATAGATGCGAACTCGCAGCCGTCGCAGATTAACGGGTACTTCATGAGTATGCTTACAAGAGGCGATAATTGACTAAGATACTTGTTGTTTCAGATGACGGCGTGAGCAGCGGTTACGGGCGCATCAGCGCCGAACTCAACCGCAACCTTGTACAGCGCGGTTATAGCATCATGGCGGCGTCGCTGTCCTATGACGGCTTGCTACCGGCAACCTACGACGGCGAACCACTGCCTTATCATGTCGCCAGCTTGCAAGGGAAACCGAACTGGCCTGATTTGGTCGTGGCTATCGCGGGCGCATATCAACCGGACGTTATAGCAGTGATCCAGGACGCGCCGTATTCGGGCATCGTTCGCAACGCGCCGTTAGACTGGTCACGCGTTGCCTTCGTGATGCTGTCACCGGTTGACGGTTCGCCTATTCATCCGTCGTGGGTTGAAACCGCTAAGCAAGCCGACGCCGTGCTGACGATTTCTGAGTTTGGTGTCAATGCGTGGGCAGAGGCAGGCGTGCAAGCGGGATTGACACGACCGGGGATAAACCCGAACAAGTTCTATAAGATACCAGTAGAAGCGCGTGCAGCGATCCGTAAAGCGTTGGGGATTGCAGATGACGCGTTCGTTCTCGGAGTCGCTGCACAAAATCAGGGTAGGAAATCAATTCCTCAAATGATGAAAGCGTTCTTTGATTTTGCAAAGGACAAACCTACCGCGCGTCTATTGTTAGACATGGACGAAACAAGCCCTGCGGGGTGGGATTTGCCATCACTGTGTAAGGAATTCGGATGGGATATAAGTAAAATTATATTTCGATCTGATGCAGCAAAACGTGGCGTAACTGAATTACGCGACCGCTTCAATATCCTAGATGCTCACAGTGTTTTAGCCTTTCGCGAAGGTTTTGGTTTGCCCATTTTAGAGGCTATGGCGTGTGGCGTTGTAAGTATCGCTCAAGATTGGTGCGCAGGTACAGAAGTGTTAAAGGATGGACGCGGAATATTAATTCCATCTGTTGACTACTTCATGCCTTCCACTTGGGGCGGGGCATTAGACAAACTTCCTGATATTGGGGAGATGACTAATAAGCTCCAATGGTTATATGATAATCCCGACGAACGCCGCGCGATGGCAAAACGGGGCATGGATTACGCGCGAACTTGTTCGTGGAGTACAGCAGTCGATAACGCTGTTATGGCAATTGAAAAAGCGGTGTCTAAAAAGAAGCCTACGGGATTCCAATTGCCTGCACAAAATGCTATAATTAAGAACATCGAACCGCTGCCACAATCACCCGACGGCGTTGCTCAACAGGTGGCATTATTGGAGGCAAGTTAATGGCTAAAAAACCCGCATCCGAAACCGAAAACAGCGAACCCGTTGGCGAGGGCGTAATCACCTACGGCGAGTCTGAGGGCGAACAAGTTCAATCGTTCCTCCAAAACCTTGCCAACTTGAACGCTATTATGTCCCTCACTATAAGCGGTATCATTACTCAGAACGCCGACGGCGCGATCACATGGCGCGCCGGACACCTCGAACACATCGCGAACCTGTACGCGGGCGATCCGGTGACGACCGAGCGCAATTACGCCGACGATCTCGCGGTGGCACGGGCATACAGCGCGGAGACGTGGGCGGCTCTACTTGAAGCGTCGAAATAAACGGTACACGGACGCAAGCAAGTTCCTCGACCTGCTTGCGCTGCCGGTGGAAGCGGTGATCGCGTGGTTACGACGTAAGCGAAAGAAGACTAAATGACACCACTTATCAGCGTCCTCATTCCGGCGTACAATCATTTCACCGAAGTTATGGCGTGCTTAACCTCACTGCAAATGTACGCGAGTAAGCAAATCGACATCACGTTTATGATACAAGACGACGCCTCACCGGAAGTCTACTTACCCGCTGTCGTGCCGCCGTGTTCGGCAAGCGTGAAGCGCAACCCTGAGAACCTCGGTTTCGTCGGCAACGTGAACGCCGGAGCCGCCCGCGCGGACGGTGACATTTTATTCATTGTCAACCAAGACGTGTTGGCAGTAGGGCAGGACGCGGACGGCGGCACGTTATCCCAAGATTGGGATATACACCTTGTGAACGCGTTCGCTGATCTTTCGGTCGGCGTAGTTGGCGCGAAACTATTGTTTCCTGACGGCAGGATACAAAACGCGGGCGGGTTTTTCGACGGTCGGCTACAGCCTTTTCACCGCGGACTCGGTTACAGCAACCACCGGTACGCCGAAGTCAACACGCCGGAGGAAGTTACGTGGACGACGGGCGCAGCGTTCGCGGTGCGTCGTGACCTGTTTACGGCGTTAGGCGGCTTCGATCCTGTATACGCGCCGTCTTATTTCGAGGATACCGATTTCTGCCTCCGTGCGCGGGAAGCGGGTTTCAAGGTGTGGTATGAGCCGAAATGCGTGTTTATTCACACCGTAGGCACGACAGGCGGCTCACCGTTTTTTCATCGCAGCGCGGCAACATTTCGCCAGCGTTGGGTAGACAGCAAGCGGATTACAGCCGACGTGAGCGCGGTTAAGGAGCGTTTCTGGTGAAAATCCTCGTTCTAGCGGTGCATTTCGAGGTGAGCGGTGCGCGGTACATCGCGGACGCGTTCGCGCGGTTGGGGCATGACGTTATCCATAGCGGGCCGCAAGCATCGCTAGAGGATGCGTGGGGTGTGGATATTGGGACGGGTTACGAGTGGGAGCCAAATATCTTACCTGAGATAACATTAAGCGGTGTCCCTGTAATCGGTTGGAAACCTGATCTCATCGTTATCGCGGATACTTTGACACCGGATTACGCTATACCGAAGGCATTTCGTGACGTTCCTGCTGTGATATGGTCGAATGATAACCATGTTAGAAAGTCGCGCCAAATGAACAGCGAAGGGTTAATTAAGCACTACTTCCTCGCTCACGCGCACGGACCCGCGCAACCAGTGATGCAATCGGACGAAACGTGGCTGCCGTGCGCGTTCGATCCGACCGTGTTTACGCCGTCCGCAATCCCGTGGGCAGAGCGCTCATGGGACGTTGCAATTCTCGGTGTCATGTATCCGCGCCGTCGTGCCATCGTTAACAAGATGCGGGCAGCAGGCTTGAAAGTCTATGCGGGAACCGGACTCGTGTACGAGGAGTATGCGAAGGTTTACCAGAACGCGCGGATTAGCCTCTGCGTATCCGCTGCCGGTGATGTCGCTCAGCGCGTTTTCGAGACAGCGGCGATGGGCTGCACGATATTAACCGACCCGCTGCTTGATCTCTCAGACAGCGCGAACGGGCAATCGGAAACCAACCAGCAGCTAGGGTTAGCTGGTTTCTTCGTCTACCATAACGACGATGAAGCCGTGAGCATCGCCCGCGATCTCGTGACGACTGAGAGCGCGATGGCACAGTTCGGCGCGCTAACGTTGCAGAAAACGGTTCGAGAGCGGCATACGTGGGATCAGCGGGCGCAAGTGGTTGTCGATTGGTATAACGCGAATTATGGGGGCAATGTGCAGAAAATAGATAAGGTTGTGACAACTATTGAGATGGACGAATTCGGCAAGAATACTGGCAAAACTACTGAATACTTGACCACACCAACGGGTGCAATCTCGAACGGTTCTTTCAAAGGTGATTTCCCGCATCCGTCAATTGGTATTTCTCCGGTCGTTGACGAAATACGTATGACAGCAACGGGCGAAAATACGATGCAAGTAAGTACGTACTTTCGCGAACCGAAGCCCTATCTAAACCTCGGCTGCGGCACAACGCACTTTCCATCCGCGAAACCCGCCGGTCACGACCTGATACCCGATGACATCTACAATTACCCGCTGTGGGTCAACGTAGACAAGGTGGAGGGCGTCGGAGCGGATAAGACGTTCGACCTGTTTACGTATCCTTGGCCGCTTGAAGGCAACAGTTTCGACGGCGCGGTATGCGCTCATATTCTTGAGCATATCCCGCACGAGATTAAAACGGATTTGCCGCGCTGGTGCGTTAATGGTGATTGGGAGGAAGGCGGGGAACTAGAAAAAGAGTTACAAACCCTTCAAGATGGCTGGTACGCTTTCATGAGCGAACTGTACCGCGTACTGACACCGGGCGCACTTGTTCACATCGTCAGCCCGTACGGGTTCTCGGACGGTGGGATTACAGACCCGTCGCATACGCGCTACCTGACGATGAACACGTTCACGCATAGCATGACACCGGAAGTTAGCGACGGGGCAACCTTTAAATATAATAACGGTGGGATTAACTTCGTTATTGACGGCAATCCGCAATATCGGATTACACCCTACGGCAAGCTACTACAGGAACGCACAGGGTTTACTTACGACCTGTTAATGGGGACAAACATTAACGTATGCTACGACTTCTATCTGACGCTGAAGGCGGTTAAGTAATGCCTGTCATCGCCGAAATTACCGGACTCGCGGAAGTGCAAGCGTGGGCGCAAGACCTCGCGGGTGCGTTTACACGGGCGGCGGCAAGCGAGGTGTTAGCTGAAAGCGAAGCCCTCGTTGAAGACGTGGCAGGACAAATGCCTGTCGATACCGGTTGGGCGCAGTCCCGATGGGGTGAAGTCGCGGTTGCTGGCGGTGTGTGGGAAGTCAGCGACAATGGACTATCCATTGAACAGGGCAGTTATCTGGATGCAATCGGCATGTACGAGTATATAACACGCCTGAACGAAGGCAGCAGCCAACAGGCTCCCGCCGGTTTCATTGACGCCGCCGCCGAGAAAGCGGGTGACAAATTGGAAGCGCGGTTAAATGAGATTGCGGATATGGTGGAATAATGACAACCTTACACGCTACCACACACTTCAACGTTGAGGCGTCCATTAACGCCGCGTTGCAAACCGCGCTTAATGCGATCAGCGTTCCCGCGTTCATGACGACGCCTGCGGTCGTGTTCAATTGGCCGGAAATCGCGGAGAGTACACCGTGTTTTAGCATCGCCCACTTCACCGACAACCAGAGTGACGCCTATCAAGGGCGCAACGATGCAGCAGGTGTGACGACCGTGCGCGATAGCGGGATGCTCGAAATCAGCGCGTGGGTAAGCCGCGATCAGAAGTACAACGGACTAGACGTGTGGCAAGCGCGATTGTCGGTCATGGCGGGTATGATCTCGAAAGCGGTCAACTCGCAGCCGGTGATCCTGATACGCGATTACGTGACGTCGCAAACGTCGCCCGCGCTGACAGGGTACAAGGTGAATATGAAGATACCTGAATTCGTGCAAACGGCAGACGACCCGAACCCGGCGATCAGACGGCGGCGTGCGCTGGT